GCGCTACAGCAACCCGCTCCGTAAGGGGTAGGTGGGCGCGTCGAACGCTTACACTTCATTGCGTGTTCGAAGAGGTCGAGCAGGTTTGACTGTTCGGCGGCCTCGATACCGTGTGCTGTAATGTCCTCGATCACGGCTTGCTTGTATCTGTTGGTCATCAGTAGTCCTCCTGAGTGGTGGATGACATGAACGCGCTGTTCTGCACACCTAGCAAGCTCTTTCTGGCGAAGCGAATTAGGTATTGCGCAGTAGTAAAACCATCTCTGCTTGTCGCCGCGTGACGAGTCCAGGCAGCACTTTCCCGCCGCCGTAGACCCACCGACGTAGCTCCCCGGCTGCACCTGGCCAGTCACGTTGGTTGATGCGTCGGCGCAGGGTAGACGTCTGCAAACGTCCTGCGCCGAGGTTGAACGTGAAGTCGACGATGGCGGCAAGGCGCGCTTCTGGCCCAGTCGCCAGCACTGGGCAGTAGCGGCGTGTGGCGTTGAGAGCGGTGAGCAAATCCTGGGACAGGTAGATCTCGCCGTCCGCTTCGCTGATTGGGGGATGCTTCGGATCGCAGAGATGCCCGTAGCCAATCGTCCAGTAACCTGCGGGGCAGATGTACGGATGTGCTCGCCGCTCAGGGTCGAATTTTGGTACCCGGTGAAAACCCTCGAACTGCTTGGCCAGATCGATCGCTGCTTGAGGCAAATCGATCACGACCGCACCCGGTCAAACACGCGCCCCAGGAACCAAAAGTTGAGAACCCCGGCCCACAGCGCTTGGTCGGCTTCTGTCCAGGAGTGAAGGATGGCAGCATCCCACCCAGCGCCAGCAGTTACGGCTGCCACGAACGCCGCCATCTTGGCCGCGCAGTACAAGGCCATGAACCAGTAGGTGATAACGGGTCGCACGCTGGACGACAGCGCATCGACCCAGCGAACACCAGTTTTCTCACCCTGGGTGCGCAACGCATCGCGCAGTGCCTCGATGGCTCCGGTATTCCATGCAGCGTCCGCACTGGCGCCGATCTCGGACATGCGCTGTGCACCGCGCAGTTTCTCGAACTCCAGCGCTTTGTCCTGCATGGAGAGTTCGTGACTGCGCTCGCCCTTGCGGTCCACCCATTTGAGGATTTCTGGCGCGAGACGAAACGCGCCACCCAGCAAGCCGCCAAGGAGGGTTTCGATCATTGTCCACCTCCGAACAACTTGAGTTTCAGGAATGCGCCGGCCAGCAGCGCCATTACCAAGCCCGTAACCAACATCTTCACGATGGTCAGGCCGGCAGTTCTCTTGGCCTCGTTGAAGGCATCCAGCAGACCGCGCAGTTCCTGAATATCTCGGGCGGCCTCCGGGCCATCCAGACCGACATCCGATAGGGCGTGTCGAGCACCGCGCTCGGCGGCGTGCTCCAGCAGTTCCTCAAATTCGTCGCGAGGCATGTTGACCATGCCATTCCCTACGCTTGGCGTATTCATGTGTGCCCTCCAGAAAGCAGAAATCCGCCTCGTGGGCGGGTTCATGGGTTGGTAAATCTGTGGTCAGATCGCGACGCCAGGACTCCATCCGACCGTCTTGTAGGCCGACAGTACCGCCTCGTCCTCGATGAAGCAGAGCCAGCCGACCTTGGGCACGTGGAACTCCCAGGCACTCGCAATTCGCACGGCGATCTGGTTTGTTTTTCCGGCCCAGACACCGGTCGCCCCGGCGGGGATGAGGTAGCGATCGCCGTTGACGGGGCTTGCCGGCGGGGTAGTCAGGTGGCGATCCTTGACCGAAAGTCCTACCACCGCGCCGAGGCGCTTCAGGTTGGCGTCCATGCTGGTGTTCCAGCCGGATTCGCCCAGCGTCCAGCCGTAGGTGAGTCCAAGGTTTGGGTCGGTTGAAGCCATGGTTTAGTCTCCTTAAAAGGCGATTACAGGCCACCGTAGTAGTTGCCATATTGCAGACCGTAGCCGGCGCGGTCGAAGGCGATGTTCTGCGCCTGCCAGCTGGTGTAGGTGTTCGTCGTGTCGGCGCGGGATGATTCGATCTCGACGCGGAGGTGCCCTTGCAGCCGCCCGCAATCGGTGGCTTCCGACGTCCAGGCGTAGCTGGTGTCGATCAGGTCGGTTTCCACCCGGCACAAGGTGCCGTTTTCATCAAAAATCCGCAGCGTGGTGGTCTGGCCGTTTTCTGGCGTCAGGTTGCCTTCGGTCTGCTTGATGAGATTCGCGGTCTGCTGGACGCGGTTGCGGTTGGCCCAGGCGATCATCAGCGCGTCGGAGATGACAGCAGGATAGGCTTGCCAGTTGATCAGCGCGTTGCCTGGTGGATAGGGACGGATGAAGCGCTGGGCGATGGTGAGGCTGATCGCCGGGGATAAGGACTCATCCAGTGTTCCGCGCCCGGTCTTGGGGAGCAGTTTTGTGCTCGGCGACTCACCCACCACATATTCCGGGCTGACATAATGGGCAAAGCCATCCACGAACCAGATGCGGCTGCCGGAGGCGTGGGTCGTCGGCACCGTGTCGAGCATGCCGCGCTCGAGTATCACGGAGGGTGTAGCGAGGTCGACCGCCGTCACCTGCATCCACTCGCCGTCAAGGATGGCCAGACCCCCGATCTCAACCCGGTCGAGGTCGAGGGCGCTGGCGATCGGTACGGTGACGGCGCTCGCCGTGGGCGGGAGGTCGGTGGCGGTCAAGGCCGTGGGTGCGAAGATTCCGAAACCACGATCCTTGAATTGGCCAGTGGCCATGTCATCTGCCAGCACCCGGTAGGAAATGGCGTCTGGCGAGGGTCGCGCTCCCAGGGTGGCGATCATGCCCTCGGTGGGGTCGATATCGTTCAGAATCGACGGAATCTCGCCTACCACATCTTTCACGATCTGCCAGTAGGGGACTTCATAAAGATCCTGTGCCGGGCAGGGCGCGGGCAGGCTGATGGGGTCAGACCAGTCGGTGGGCGGCGGGTCGGAGTAGACCGATTGTGGCAGCGCAAACACGTCCTGCACGCATTCCAGGCGCACCGCGCCGTTCTGCAATTCGCCATAGGCAATGCGCGCCACACGCAGCACCATCTCGGTGATGCCATAGGGCGGCCAACTCCACTTGATCGCGTCACCGATGTTAATGAGGCTCGCCTGGCGGTTGGCCACCAGGGTCACCTTGGCGAGCGTGCTGGAGAGTTGCTTGAGTTCCCGCATCGCCACCCGGTTGGCGAGTCCCGCACGGCTGATGCCGGGGTGGCTCACCGAGGTTGCCACCACCCCGCCATTGATCTGCACGGCAGCAATGTCCTGCACCGTGATGGAGGCATCCTTGTCCGTCGCGCCATCGCGGTAAGTGACGGTTACTTGGTTGGTGACCTCGCCCCAGGAAGGGCGCGAGAACTCCTCCACCCGCAGTACGTTGGACGGGCTGAATATCGGCAGGCTCGCCGGATCGTAATCGGCGCGCGCAAGTTTCAACGTGAACTGGCCGCTGCGCGGATGCACAAAGAGCATCCCATCCACGTGCTTCAGGACGGACAGGATGAAGTCCTCGATGGAGGATTCCTTGTCCCACAGCAGCGAAAGGCCGAAGCCTTCGCTGTAGAGCGTGTTGGCTGCCACCATGAAGCTTGCGTCGTCGATGTCGCTCGCCGGGTAGCCCATGCCCCAGTCGGCATTGGTCAGACACTCGCGGATGATGTGGGCAGGGTTGGCATCACCCGAGATGTCCGCCATGGCCGGATACCAGGCGCTCGGAATGCGTTTCACCCGGAAGCGCCATGGCTTGATGTAGGGGTTCATGGCGGACACCCAGCCGCGCCAGACGACAGAGAGCACACCCCGGAAGGCGGGAATGGCAGTACCCAGCTTGCCTTGCAGATAGGCGTTGGGCGTTTGAGTGGCGTCACCCATCATGATATCCAGCGTGCCGGTTATACCGCCTTCGCGCTCCTCGCCGCCGAACAGAGTTGGCTGGTCGATGCCGACACTGGTGTTAGAGGACGCAACGCCCGCCCAGGCGGTGCGTTCGCCCACCTGGATCTCCGTGACCGCGTCCACTGGCCCGTGACATAGGGCCATGTGCAGGCCGACGCCATACCAGTAGCCGGCGGTATAGGAACTGCTGCCCTTGCCGCCGCCGCTCATGGCGTGTCTCCATTTATGGTTGGTACGGTGGTGATGCGTTGGTTCGGCTTGGCCCGTTCAGCCTCGTCGGCAACTGCCTGGGCCATCGCATCGCCAGTTGCGCGCAGCCATTCCACCGGCACACCTGGGCCGATGAAATCCGCCCAGGTGTATTGCCGCCCCTCGAACCAGCGGCGCATGCCCCTGGCGCAATAGCCGAGACGCCGGGCGTGTTCCAGCTTGGCCCTCATCACTTCTTCCCTCCGCCGGACTTGACGATGGCCCGCACCATCACGTCGCCCCACCACACTACATTTGGCTGGCTGAGGACTCGCGTGCCGAAGAGTACAGGGATGGGCGTGTCGGCACTGGCGAGGGGGATGTCTTTGTCGCCGATCTGCCCAGGTTGCGCGTCCTGCACCTTGGGGCGCGGTGCGAGCATGGCCGAAAGAACGGTGGTGACGACCCAGATGAGGATTTGCTGCCACATATATAGTGTCCGTCAGATGATCGCGTCCCCGGTGAAGGGGTTTTTCAGGGGAATGAAGGGGAAGCCGCCGAAATTGGCGAGATTGCCGAACCGCCCGGCGCATTGTCCGGTGCTGTGATCGCAACCGGCATAAAGCTGCACGATCTGCCCAAAAGCGAGGCTGGGCATGGGTGCGATGAGCGTGAGATTTACACCGGAGTGTCCGACGATCATGCGCACACCCTGGGCCGTCTGGAGCATTCCGGCCACGAAATACCCATCTGGCTGGGTCCCCGCCGCCTCCACCTGCACCGTCACGCCAGAAACCGCCACCACCGTCCCGTCCACCCGGAATCCTTCCTTCAGTGCGCCACAACCTGCTGAGTAGAGAACGTGGCGGCAGAGTAGTTGATACCGCGCCCGCAGACCCGTGCGCTTGAGGCTAGTGGCCACCGGCTCGCATTTGAGCGTTGCCTCGCTACTCGAGAACCGCGCAGCCAGCACCCGGCCTTTCCAGAGGGTGATGAATTCGTTGTCCGGGTCATCCGTGTGCCTGCGGTAGAGCGTGACACTCACCACGCCTTCCGGTGGACTGGCGATGAACAGCGCCGCCACCGGGTTGTCGCGTGGCAGGCGAATCTCGAGGCCGTTGCGGTTGATTTCGTTGGTCTGCTCAAGGCCAGAGCGGGTGATCGTCGCGGGCGAGTATACCAAGCAACTCTATACTTTACATATTTCGAAGGTTTGGAAATTTGGTGCCAAGAAAGATTGCAGTGCTGTGAAATGGATAGTTTGGGTTTGA